GCCAAACCCAAACACCGACACCTTCTATAACAGCTAGCCAAACCCAAACACCGACACCTTCTATAACAGCTAGCCAAACCCAAACACCGACACCTTCTATAACAGCTAGCCAAACCCAAACACCGACCAATACACAAACATCAACCAATACACAAACACCTACTCAAACACCCACACCTTCTATAACAGCTAGCCAAACTCAAACACCGACACCTACTAATACACAAACACCTACTCAAACACCGACACCAACGAATGTTTATCAATCAATACAACTTTCAACACCACAGAATGATAGTTGTACTGCATGTAGATTAACAACTTATAGTAACGATGGTTACGTATCCGCAGCAGATTCTACACCAACTGTAAATGATGTTGTCTATTCAAACACTTCTTTAACAAACCCATGGTCCGGGAATAGTCAATGGTGGAAGACAAGTTGGGGTGGTAATTTATATGCAATTCAAATTACGAAAGTTGGTGTAATCATATCTATTCAATTGTGTTCTGCTTGTCCGACTCAAACACCCACACCAACTGTGACACCAACCGAAACACCAACTATGACACCAACTGAGACACCAACCGAAACTCCAACTGTGACACCAACCGAAACTCCAACTGTGACACCAACCGAAACTCCAACTGTGACACCAACCGAAACTCCAACTGTGACACCAACCGAAACTCCAACTGTGACACCAACACCCACTATAGCTTCGGCAACATTAAACTGGACTTTTACTGAAACTAATGGAGGTAATGGAATTTATAATTTATTGATAAATGGAAGTTCAGTTGAAACCCGAAACTCTACTTCAAACGGAAGTTATACAGTAAACGTAGGTGATGTTATCGGGGTTTCATGCGATGCTGACCAATGTACGGGTGGTGGAAATACTTATACGAATATATCGGTTGTTGGGGAAATAAGTGATTTAGCTTGTCAAAACAATGGTTCAATTTCATATACTTCACCTACCTATACAGTAGTAAGTGGAGATATAGGAACTAATTTGGCAGTAGATTTGGAGGTAAGTTGTGATTCTGGTTGTCTTTAGTACTTGTAGTATCATCGTAGCTGTTGATGATTTGTTAGGACAAATATGAATAAAATTTAATTTTCGGAGTATTTATTGGTAAGTAAACTACCAAACCATGGAAATATTAAAAACAATAAAAAAAAGATGGGGTGCAGAAACTCCCGAGTTTTTTAGAGGAATTAAAAAATTGGCACTATCATTAGGAACTTCAGCAATGGCAGTTTTAATGGCAAATCAGTCCCTTTCCCTTGAATTAGATGATAATATTTTGACGATTTGCAAATATGCAATTGCTGTCTGTGCTGCTATGGGATTAACTTCTCAGTTGACCGCAGTTCGACCCCCTTCAGAAAAATAAAACTTAATCTTGTTTATTAATCCCCTCTTAATTGAGGGGATTTTTTATTTTTTTATATTTATAGCAACTTACAAGAGATACTCAAACACCTAATCAGTATTTACTTAAGTTTTGAATGAAAATAATACTTACTCCAAATCAAGTAGAAAATTTGATACCTCAAGAAGATGAGGATTTTGTTATTGCTTGGAGAGAGAAGAACGGATCATTCCCTGGTTTTAGACAATTACAACAGAGTGGTCAAAGGGTCGAATCAACATTATCAACTCACCCGAAATCAAATATGACCACCAAAGAGTATGTTGACAAACACCTCGGTAAGTTTTTGAATCTTATAGTTGCAAAACTCTCCAACGAGATGGGTATATCACTTTCAGATAAAAAAAGAGGTGCAAGACGATATGTTTCCAAAGATGCCAAGAAGATTTTAAGAAGTGAATTAGAAGTTTTGACTTACAATATTTTTGTTATTGAAAATATTGCAAATCAAATTGAGGTAGATTCAAAAAGATTTAAAAATATCTGTCAAGGTAAGGAACCTGATTTTGTTTGGGAAAATAAAAAGATAATTATTGAAGTTGCAGGTATGGAAGGTGAGGATTATTGGAAAAAATTAAACTTCGCAGAGGATTGTTTCAAAAACTTGGGTTATACGGTATACGTTATAGATGCAAGAAAATTCGAAAAACAAAGTAAGTATATTGCCTATTATAAATACCTGTGTCAATTATTAGGATTCGATGTAAAACAAGAAGTAATTGACTCTCCGTACAAGTATTTAGGTTATAGTGAACCTACAAAAAACTTTAAAGAAAAATATATTGAAGATAACATTAATAGTATACCTTACACATTACAACAGAGATATAATTTAAACAAATATTTGAATCAATTGTATGGATATGGTATAAAAGAATACAAAAAAAGACAAGGTATAAAAAGATTCAGACACTCCGTGGATAAAAACGAAATAATTAAATTCAAAAAAGAAAACCCTCAAATGTCCAATAGTAAAATCGCTGACCACTTCGGTTTAAGTAAAAATACGGTCCAACAACTAACAACTGGATTACTCGCTAGGTAAATACGAAAATAATACAAAGACAATCGGTAGAAAAATGAGAATAAAAATCACAGAGGACCAATACGATAAATTAAGATTGAAAAGAAGATCGGAAGACTTCGAGAAATACAAACAACTTCTTAACGAAAATTTGGAAATTTCAGATGATGAGATGATCGGATTAATCAAAAATTACACAGGAAGTAACAAGATGATTAATGATTTCAAGAGGAAAACAACAATTGGTCAAAATTTTACTGATAAGCAAAAAGAAGCCGCAAAAGATTTTTTTGTGAGAGAAAAATTATCTCACACGATTTCCGCACAACTTGATCCGGTAAATCCCTTGGGAAGAGAAGTGATAAGATTAGGTATAGACACATATGTAAACTTGATCAAGTCCGCGAAAAAACATCTTTTTAAAACAAGAGATGATTTGACTATCAAGGTTGGAACACCTGGTCCTGCGTGGATTGAAAGGAACATTCACGACCTAACGGAGTTGAACGAAAAGCTCTCAGAGAAATCATTATCAAAACAAATCGAACTTCCAAGTGGTGAGGTGACAACAATTAAATCGAAAGTGGAACAAATTCTTGAGACCTTGGAAAACGACCCTGATGCTTACCCTGGATTCATAGAAAACGGTGAATGGAGTATTGTAAATAAGCTAGACACAAATTATTCGAATTGGTTCAGAATATTAGGTGAGCTTGATTCGAAAGGTAAATTGAAAGGTAGTAACCCAAGACAAAAAGTAGAGAATTTCTTTAAACAAGTTCCTGTAACGGAGATATTAATTCCTCAAAAAGTTGAAAATTTGATGGCAATTGAAAAGGAGTTTGGTATCGAAATTCCAACTTTGAGTCAAGCTGACTTCGAGATTTTGAAAGAATACAACAAAGATTTTCTCAATATTAAAAAGAGATTGATGAATAGCACCGTTAGAGGGGACAAAAATGAAAATAATATTACAGGAACCATCAAACTTTTCTCTGGTGGTGCAATAACTGACAGTGATATTATACACTTTTCTTCTCACGGAAATAGAGTTGACCAAGTTTTTGGTATTGATATGTTAGTCTATATGTATGTTCCATCATTTGGAGATGAAAAACGTTGGGTTCCTGTTCAGGCAAAATCAGATAAACCTTCAGCCAACAAAAGCATTTTATTGAAATTTGATATCGGAGGTATTTCAATATTTCCAACCAAGAATCCTGAAATCATGGGTAACTATGGTTATTTAACGGTGAGGTTCGGAACCGAAAAATCTTTAGATGAATTGTTGATTTATAACAAATGTAGAAAAAAAGAAGATTCTCAATTTTGTAAAAAATTTGATAATTAATTTTATGATTTCAAAAAATTATGTATTTTTGTAACATGTCTTTTGAAAAAAAACCCGAACCCAAACCAACAAAATACGAATATGTGTTTGAAGACGATGAGTGTATTTCAATATGGAAATACAACTCTAAGATCACAACCAGTGGTCCCGTAGAAGTAGAATATAAATACAAGAAAGGGTATGTACACCCTGGTCAAAAAAAATTAAAATACCAAGTCAAATAGACACATAAGGTTAAATTTTTCCTACCTTAATAGTTTAACTTTTTTTCAAAATTTTCAATTAATTGTGTTATGTTATAACGCCCCACAGGATTGGCTGAGTGGACATTCCACTTAGGAATGGGAAGTCCGTTTGTCCAACAATAATCACAAAGCCATTTTGCCGCATCATATCCTGTTTTAGATTCAAATTTGGTGTTCAGTGGATTCGGTGGATTTTCGAAACCCCCATTTTTCATAAAAAATACTGTGTGTTCTCTACCCAAATCATGGTCGAAGGAAATCTCATCAGGTAACCCATTTTCAGAAATCCATGTGACAAAATCTTCGTAGTTCCTGACGATTTCCCAACCCTCACTTTTTGGGGTTCTTACGTCGTCTAAGTACAATTTGCGAAATTGGATTATTTTTTTGTTCTCTTTCATAATCTTTTTGTCCAACCACTTGATAAGCTTCCAATAGAGCCCACTGAGCAGTATCAATTAGTTTTCTAACTTTTTTTAATTTGTATGTTAATGGATGACTTAATAGATGGGAGTCAATCGTGCATGTTTGGACGTGGAGTCTATCCATTAATTCTAAATAATGACCATCATTAATCTTCATTTTCAGAAATTTTAGCGATTATAGAATCATCTTTTTCAATTATAATAGTGTGAATACTACCTGTTCCAAAATTCAATTCAGAATCTGTAATCTCAGAATCCCAGTAAAGGTCCATAGGACTGAAATCTGACTCTTCTTCTTCAGTTAAGGGTTCTTCCCATTCGACATTAATTACGTCAACGTCGCCGTCCGTAGTGGTCTCTACAGACAAATCGGGGAAGTCCACATCTTGAAGTTCGCTTAACTCTTTGGATTCTAAAAGTTCGATTAATTCCTGAACATTGAATTGTTCACAAACAAGACTCGCACCTCTCCAATATGTTTCGCTATCACAAGTAAATTTTTTACCATACTTTGAGCCATTATGATAACAAATTTCGAAAAGAGATTTTCTGTAAAGGTCTATAATGACTTTCACAGAATCATCAAGATTCAACTTTTTGAGTTCTGAGATTACAGTCTCATTTTTCATGGGTAATCGATTTGTTTTGTTTCAGTATCAAATAAAAGAGAAATTGGTTTATTCTCATGAGTATATCTTTCACCTAACACAGATGCATTTAAAAATTCTACACCGTTGAAACTTTTTTGTCCGAAGGCACAATGGATGTGACCACAAACATGGATTTTCGGTTGAACTTCCATAATTCTTTGAAACAAATCCTCACAACCAACTCTTTGACCATTTGGAACCCAATCCAGCATTCCATGTGCGGGACCGTGAGTGATTAAGATGTCGGTATTACCAGGAATCATGGCCCATTTTTCCGCGAGTTTTTCTCCTCTTGGCAAGTTGAATGCCCAATTTAAAAACTCAGGTTGCCACGGGCTACCATAAAACTTCACACCTTCGATTTCAACACCACTATCGAAAAGATAATGAACACCTTTCTCTTTATATTCGGGTGCAATATCACTAATCAATTCAAATCCCCAATCATGGTTGCCAGCAATAAAAATCTTGTGGGTGTAATCAACATTAGAAAACCAATCCAAGAAATTTTTGATTTCACCTGTCTTACCCATCATACTGATATCACCCGCATGAACAAGTACGTCACCACTACCTAAGATATTGTTGTATGCCTTAGAGGTTAAGTACTCATGTTTGTTATGAGTATCACTTATGAATGTTATTTTTATTGTTTTCATCTTCGTCCCAATTTAGAAAATCCTCCCCTTTATAATCAGGGTAATTTCGATTCATATTATCAATTCCTCGAACCCAAAGGTAGGATATTATTGCAACAATCGTGTACATTAACAGATAAACTTTCCACATGTTTAATTATTTTTTAATCCCACCAATGTTTCATACCTGACCCATCAAACCATTTTTTCCAAAGGTCAGTTTTCATTTTTTCTTCTTCAGTTGCATTTTCCATCAAATTCACATAATCTTGATGATTCTGTCCCTGTAGAATATCAAACAATTCACTCCATTCATCTTCCTCAATTTTTGAAGATAAGTCAAAAACTTTTTTATTGTGTTCTTTATCTTCAGGGGTGTCCTCTTTATCTTCCCAAAATCCAACACCTCTTAACTCTCCAAGTTGTTCTTCCGCTCTATTAATATAGTTCGATTCGTTCAAAGAGTTTATAATTTCGATAACCCTCTTAATTTTTTCAACCTTTTTGTTTTTGGTTTCTTCAATTTCATTTCCGTGAAATTCAAGAGTGTGTGCTGTTTTTTCGAGGGATTTGGACAGCATCATTAAGTTAAAAGTATAATCCCAAGACCTGAATCTCCAAAGGACCTTTCTGAAATACCAAACGTTTTCAAAAAACATAGGTATTTTATATCTGAAAACTTCATAGGTTTTATACCACCAAGTTTGATGTCTTGCCATCACTTTCAATGACTTCCAAAAACTATCTGCGAATTCTACTTTCATATTCAAATATACAAGAAAAATAAGACCCGACAAATAAATCTGACGGGTCTTTTGGAAAAGGGATATATGAGAACACTCTTAAGGAGTGATGTGATGATAAATATATCCAAAAATAAAAAAATATCAAAAATTATATGTCTGGTAGACGATTTTTCACTTTATCGAGCATGGAATTATTAAATTTTATACCATGTCTGAACTTGAAATTCTTAACCAAAAGTTTGAGTGACTCATTATAACCATATTGACTCAATAAAAGATAAGCTCCAAGATCTGCTTCAAACTCCTCATTATTATTGCGAGGACCGTTGTGACCAAGCAAAATGTGAGCGACTTCATGAGCCTCTATGAATTTGAAAAGTTCAGATTTTGCTCCAAGATCAATAAGTTTTTCTCCATCGATAACGATAACATCTTTATCAGGAACCAAAAATCCATACCCAAACTCTTGAAATTTTGGAACTAAATTTTCATAAAAAGGGCTATCATCTGTCACAATCATTATGATTGTTTCAGGTAAAAATTCACTTTGATATGTTTGTATTCCATCCATGTTTCAAAATTTCAGTGCTTTTATGAGCTTTGTATTTTGATTTTAAGGATCCTATCATGTATTCATAAACTCGATCCTTGAGTAAAAAAGACCACTTTTTGTACCATAACATGAAACAATTTTCTGCAATATTTAAATGAATATCGTTTTTACAAGATTTCAATATTTGTAAAACCCAATCAAAATCTTTTTTTATATCAAGATCGTATTTCTTCATTAGTTAGTTTTACAAATGTAATCAATTATGACAACAAATGATAATATTCTTTGAAATGTTTTAATCTATCAGGTAAACCAATTGTTCCACCGTTAACACACTTTGTGACTGACGATATAGTTACATCAGAAGCGTCAACACATTTTTTAAGACAATTCTTACTGAAAAACCATGCAGCAGATAAAAGTGGATACTTTGTCGAAACCAAATCAGGATTAGATAAGATATCTTCGTTGATTGCCAAACCGAACGCAGTGTAGTTATCTTTCCCTGTCAGTTGAATATACCCTCTACCTCTGAATTTATACCCCTCACCAGTAGACTCGTTGCCGTTGCCCATACGACCACCATAAACCTTATTAGCAATCTTTTGTGGATCTCTTGCGTAAGATTCAGATAAATTTCCCGGAAAATACTTCGGGAAAATTTTTTTCAAACCTTGTGCAGAGTAGTTCAAATTCTCTTGAGTTAATTTAAATCCTCCAGACTCATGACCACATTGCGCCAGAAAATGAGATAATTTTAGGTTAGTGTCAATACCAAATTTTACTGCCGTTTCAGGTATTTGCAAAATGACAAAGTCAGGTATATGACCCTTCAATTTTTCAAGTTTCAGAGATCCACTATTTGTTATTTGTTGTGAAGGAACGGAGGCGGGTTCAGTAATCATATGAGCCTGACCCATAATTTTTCCCCAAGTTTGAATCCCAACAATACCGTCGGATAATAAACCATTCTTAGATTGGAATGATTTCACAGCGGCCTCAGTGGTTTTTCCGAATATTCCATCTGAACTTAGTCCTAATTTTGATTGGAGCTTTTTTACATCCCCCCCTTCGGATCCTACTTTTAGTAACATGGTGATTTCTTTTTTAATAAATATTTTTATATTTTCTTATGGCAAAAAAAATTCTCTCCTTGGTTTTATTACTATTTAAATTCTTCTTACTATACAAAGGATTAGAATGGATTTATTACAGAATCAACTTTCCAAATCTTCACCCTATAACCGAAATAGATTGGATACTAGTAATGATAATTATAGACACTTGGCTAGTCTCTCAAACAAAAATTGAGATCACAGGAATTTTACAAAAAAGAGACGATTAGTTGTTTGGTCTAAGGACAGACAATACTTCGGGGTATGATTGATTTACAACATCCTCATTTTTTCCTTTGTATGGGATATTTTGAAGAATGTATCTTATAGCATTCAAACCAGAAACCCTTTTGTCCTCAGCATCAATTATGACCCATGGATGGTTCATAGTAGAAGTTTTATCGAATAACTTTTCTTTGAATTCTGTAAATCTATCCCAAAGATCCTGCATTTTTTCGTCATTTGGAGAATATTTCCAATATTTCAAAGGGGATTGTTGTCTTATATCAAATCTTCTTTTCTGAGTTTCTTTTTCTATTGAGAACCATAGTTTGAATAGATAGTCTCCCGACTTTACCAAGTCATTTTCAAAGTCCGCAACGTTTTCCATGAAATCCTCATATTCATCAGGACTCCCATATCCCATGACGGGCTCAATTAAGCCTCTATTATACCAACTTCTGTCAAAAAGATTAATCATACCTGGCTTGATCTGGCTTTTATACCTATTCCACCAATTTTTTCTGTCCTCAGGTGATGGAATCCCCAATGCAACCACGTTGTAATATCTCGGGTTCAGATTTTCAATAAATTTTTTTATTGTGCTACCTTTTCCTGCAGAGTCTCTTCCCTCAAAAACTATAATCACAGTTTTTTTTGTTTCAGATAACCATTCTTGCATTTTCAGAAGCTCAACTTGTAATTCGTATAATTCTTTTTTATAAATCTTTTTTGGAATAATTGAAGGTTCCTCAATTTCGAAATCATAATCTTCTGACTCGGGCTCAGTACCATATCCCACTCTTTCTCTGTATTTCAACGAGTTCAAAACTTTACCTAAGTAATCCTCCACGTTTTTAACTCGATCCCCCTTTTTTAGAAGACGTTTGCGTAGACCTCTTTCAAGTAATCCAAAATCAACAACTCGATTTTTTGCAAATTGAGAGATGTCCATTAACATCTTTTCGATACGTGATGTGAAAAGTTTTAAAAACTTCAGTGTTAGGATCATACGATCCAAGTTTATGTTCATAGAGGGGATATCTTTTTCTTCATTAATGATACCCATTACCTTTTTGATTTTATCTAGTTCCTCAATTAATATTCCCATGACGCAAATAAATAGTCCTCAATAAATATTTATAGAACACCACGATTCTATCAGTAAGAAAAATATAATCACGGACGTGATAAAAAAACTATGAAAAAAATTTTGTTATTTCTTACATTGATTCCCACTCTATCAATTGGTCAAGTCTCGAATTGGAGAAAAGAATCAAATAATTCTTCCTCGCAGAATACTATTTCCCCACCTTCGAACAATACAAGAAGAACAACAGATGAAACCCCCAAAATTAGTAGTTGGAGAAAAGACCCACCAAAAAGCGAAACACCGAATTATTATAACCCACCAAGAAGACCTTTAAGCACTTTCTATTCTCCAAACTATTTCGGCCCTAATAGATGGTACGGTTGGGGAGCACCAACATTTTTTGATTATTGGACCCCATCATTTTATTATAATAATTGGGGGTACAGAGAACCTGCAAGGATTTATTATAGAGAAGGTAGACGGGATACTGTCAGAGGTAGAAAAGTACATTTCTCTTTCGGATTTCAAACAACCGCATTTAAAGATCAAGCTGGCGGTTGGTTTACAATCGGGGATAGAGTCTACTTTATTGGTGAGTTCAACGCGCCAATCAACATAGAAGATCAATATTTTGCGTCAAATAAGACAATTTGGAATTACTATAATGATGTCATGATCGTTAATGGATCTCCATTCACAATCAATCAACTATTTCCACTACAAAAAGATTTGGAAATTAACAATTCATATTATGTTGGATTGGGAAGAAAAATTAAGAGAACAGGCTTTCATTTTTTGGTCGGTTTAGATAATACAAAACAAAGATATAGGTACAAAGATGATGTAGGTTACATAACTTTTCCGAAATCTAACAAGAAAATGTTTACCATAAAGGCGGGGGCACTGATGGACGTTGGAATATTCACAATAAAATTAGACGCTGATCCTTTGACTAAACGAGTGACTGCGGGCGCTGGTTTGAATTTTTAAGTATTTATGAAAAAAAAACACCATGGATTTAAAATCTATCATTAAAGAAACCTTAGAAAAACATGTTGAAAAAACATTGATTTTGACAGAATCTATTGAAATTTCAGAAAATTTAAAATATCACATAGATAACGAGTTGTCACTAACCAATAATATTTTTAGAGTATACTCTGAAAAATATTTCGAGTTGGTCAGTGAAGTGAGACAATTATGGAAAGAGGGTAAAATTAAATTAAATGAGGAGGATACTTTGATGGTAGAATCTGATTTGGGACAAAAAATTAAGGTGGGAAAAGAATATATTTACTTGGACGCACCTTATATCTCTGATACATGGACAGAACAAGACCTTATCGAAGAGGCAGAACACAGAGGAAAGAAAGTAAATTTGGGTAAACCTTTTAGAACACCAGGGGGACCCAAAAAATTCGCAGTATATGTAAAAAAACCTGGTGGCGGAGTAAAAAAAGTAACTTTCGGTGACCCAAATCTCAAAATTAGAAATAGAAATAAAGGGGCAGCCAAATCTTTCAGAGCCAGACACAGATGTGACCAAAAGAAAGATAGAACAACTGCGGGATATTGGTCTTGTAATGTCGGTAGATATGCCAAACAGTTGGGATTATCATCTTCAAACTCTTGGTAATGAACACCGAAAGAATCCACCATTATTTACAAGGTTATCTTGATAATATTGTGCTCCCGAGTTACAATGAAAATAGAAGTGAACCGATATCTCTGAACATTAATGATTTAAGACTCGGAAGTTACCAACCTCCAATATTCCATGTTTTCATTGATGTTACTCCAAAGAACACGCCCAAAATGTCTTTGTCGGGTATAGAAAAAAGAATAGTTGATTTTTTGAAAATATTTTCATTAAACTCTAAGGTAAAAATTCATTGGGACAAAAGACCATTATTTTAATATGGAATATCCATTTCAACAGGAAATAATTGGTAATAAACTTAGAAGAGTTTTCACTCCTGACGTTGAGTCTGAGGAGTTGAAGTGGCATCAAGATCTGAATGATCGTAAAGTTACAATCATACAAGATGGTGGGTGGCAATTTCAAATCGAAGATTCATTGCCAACCAAATTAGAATCTGCGAAACAATTTTTAATTCCAAAACTTGTTTGGCATCGAGTAATAAAAGGGCCGGGAAAATTGATTGTAGAGATAGAAGAATAAAAATATGGAATCAAGCTAATCAAACCAAAAGATCAAAGCTTTTCTGATTCCATTTGTTGTTGGTAATACACCATGTATGTGATCATAATCACAATGAAACCCTAATAGTTTTTTTGCTTCGGTTTTAACATACAAATTCAAAATTGGAAAATGTGTTCCACCTCCTTCCACCTCATTCAAGTATGTAACAGTCGTAAATATTCTTGTTGGGACGTAATTTGGAATCCATTTCGATTTTGGATAGACGAATCCATTACCTTGAGAGTCTGGAGTTCCCATATTTCTGTCTTCAAGATCCTCAGGATAGCTGTTATCAGCGTGATAGGGAAATCCATCAGTTTGAAATGCAAATCCTACATAGTTTATTACCCAATCACGTTCCTTTACTTTGGAGTTAAGTAAATTAATTTGTCTATAAATTATATTTTGAAAAAAACCTGTGCTGTAAATTAAGTCTTCAGTCCTGATTGTGGTCCATTCATAAAATGGGTGTTCAGGAATCAAGAAATCTTTGAGTTTATAATCCATGATTTCCAACAGGGTGTTGTTCTCGTAATCTGTTAGAAAATTTTGTTCTTGGATAATCATTAAAAAAAAGTGGCGGAGGCTCAGGGATTCGAACCCCAGTTACCCTTACGAGTAATTCAGTTTTCAAGACTGACGCATTCGACCGCTCTGCCAAACCTCCATTTTGTGTTTCAAAATAAAAATATTATATTTATTTTATGAAAACAATACTCCTATCAATTTTTTTACTTTTTTGTTCGTCCACATTTGGACAAACCTCTGATATTTTGTATGTACCAGATCAAAAATCTTTGGTATTAACTTATAATAATAATCACAACTTTTTGGGGTTTTACATGGGAGGTTACTTCAGAACTTCTTTTCCTCAACCGTACATTTACACAACACCACTTTCTTTAATTAATAGAGCAGGTGTTAATATAGTGGTTTTTAATAACTCAATAAGTATTATGGGTGGCGGATATCTCGAATCTTATTTCGATAGTTTATCAATCCAACCTGACATTTGGATAAGATTCAATCCTCTGAGAACACTATTAAAAACACCTAAAGGGTTTGATTTTTCTATTGGTGTGAACTATATGAAGGGTGTTCGATATGGTGTCGGTTTATCAATACCATTCCGCGGTATTTATTAATAATGAAAAAATTTATTGTTGAGGGTAAATTTGACTTTATAACTCGTACAATTGTAAGGGATTTAATCACGCATTTCAAAAATCATAGAAATGGTCAGTTTTATTTACCACATGATATCACTCAAGACGAAGTGTATGATTTTTCGAACCTTGATACTAAATTTAACGTTATTTTGGATTTGGAAGAAGACAAAAATATTGAAGAATTTGACGTTGATGCTGAGTATTGGGACGATGATCAGACAATGTATGTAAAGATAAAATCAAATCCAAATCATAGACACTCTATACTGCAAGACTTACTAAAGGAGTTGAACCAAACTATCAGACATGAACTGGAACACATTAACCAATATGAGCAGTATTATGTTTTTCCTAAAGAACCAAAGGACCACGAGAAATACTATAGTCAACCCCACGAGCTTGATGCACAACGAGCCGGATTCAAAAGGAGGTCGAAAAAAGAAAAAGTACCTATGGAAGTTTTGGTAAGAAATTGGTTTGAAAAAAATAAGAATAAATATAAGATGAAACCCGATCAGGTTGAAAGAGTTATTGCAAAAATATTAGAGAGATGATCGACGAGAAAAAGATATTCCGTAAATTTTTCGAGGGACAAATTATACCCGAACATGGGTATAACTATAGGTTTGATAATATAGAAAAGGGACCAAAAGATAATTTGAGATATAGTGTTTGCTGGCTACCAGATTACTTCCCTCACTCATACTTTATTGAAAAAATTAAAACAGATGTCTACGAAATAGTCTCGGATCGCTTAAAATATCTGTCGGAGCTTTCTGAAAATGATGAGGTGAAGATCTACACCGATAAGGGCGATTTAGTAAAAAGACTTTACATAAAAAAATCTTTGTTGAATAAAATCAACTCTGAGGTAAAATCCTTTAATTATATCGAAATCCAAAAGGGTAATACCAATTTGAATTTGGGATTAGAGTTTAACATTAGAAAAAACAAACCCTATTCTCAAGATACAGTGGAAACAATAGATCTCAATTTTGATCTCGAAATTATTTCAGCCCAAGACATAAACGGTAAGCATTTAAAGTTAAATCCTGATCTAAATTTAGATGTTGTACGCGATTTTTTACAGGACTTTTTATATGATAATGGTTACCAAAGTCAACTTGATGAAATAATAATACCAATTTTGGAACCTGAAATGAAAATTGGAAACTACGAGATTTACTATAATTGTTGGTTTGTTGTCAGAAGTATTTTGGGTGTAACTAAACAGGGTGGGAAGCAAAGAAAAATTGGAGAATTAAATAAAATATTTATCTAATCTTTTTCTTGAAACTTAGAAACTAATTTCTTAATCAAATTCATTAGAACCGCACCAGTCACAACCATTACACCAGAGGCCACGAGTCTTTTACCAATCAATTGAATGAGTGCTTTGGTGTCATCGGCACCAACAGATAAGTGATATAGATCCTCTAATATTGGTAAAATGAATGCATATGACATTGTATTAATCATACTTGATGCAGTTAAACCCAACATCATTATAAAATTACCGAAAGATACTCTCAATTCATCAGCTTTTAATCGTACGAGCTCGAATTCACTATCAAGATTCTTATCTGATATTTTCTTGTATAAACTTTTTAATCTCTTTTCGTTGTCATAATAAAAATGAGCAACAGCCCCGAGGGCAAGAAGTGAAATTTCTTGATCACTGAGATTTGGTATGTTACCCTCTATCCAAGACTTGAGGGGACCAATCATACCACCGAGAGAAGCACCCCAAGTCAAAAGGAATGAGAAGTTCAACTTGTAAACCGAAGCAACGTCATCTATGACCTTCTTGCTGATTTTGTTAAGTTCTTTCATATTTTCACTGAATCTCTCTTTTAAAGATTCACTAATAATTAATTGAACTTGAGACTCGGATAACAAATAATTCATACAAACAATAAATACTTGAATTATATTTATTAAAATGATGAATCCGAAATTAAAAGAAGGAGACAGAATAATCTGTTATCATATGGAAGGGGAATTAGGCGTTCCTCCAGGTACGAAAGGCACTGTAAGTGGAGTATCAAGAGATCCATTTGAGTCCTCTGACGGTCAAGAAATCATCAGAGTCAACTGGGATAATGGTAGTCGATTGTCGTTACTAACCGCAACTGATTTTTGGAAACTTGATAAGGAAAAAGTAACTGAATCAGTAAAAGAACCACCTGAATATTCCGCATTCAAAAAATCCAATGAAATTTTTGAAAATTTCGATTGGAGATATCTCAGAGATTTTTTGGTTGCTGTAAGAGAAGCGGGGCCAGTCAATATGTTAGAAGCCGGTCCTTTTTTAATTGGAGGTAAAGAATGGATCGATAGATACTTCGGTGAGGGTAGAGAAGATGATCCTAAATTTCAAAAGGTTTTAGATATGGCAGAGCGTGCAAGAGATATAATGATTGCTGGTACTGTAAAATATTTGGATAAAAATAAGGAAGGATGGGAAATTGAAGATGCTCAACGTTATCTCAGAGAATTTGCCAAAAAGATGATGAACATTTACATTAGTTTTCCCCTACCTAACCGTTAAACAAAACACTCGGGAATATCCTCCCACTTCGTTGTATATTTTTTTGTTATAAATTCTTGTTTCATCTCCCATTTTTTTTCTGTGTTAGATGGTGGAGATACCATTTGAAGAGATGATTGGAATAACGTAATCTGATGTTGATTAGAGGGGGTTAATTCTGAGAATACAATACCACATTTTTTATAAGATTTGTCTTTTTTGAACAGTTTACGTAGTTCTGGATAGACTTGAGCCCATATCTCCTCAGTATCACAAGTCGCTTTTTGAAAAGAGACACTTTTATAATAAGAATGTGTTTGTCCTTTATGTTTATTACCCGACACAAATATGGTGGCTTTTTTGGCTTCCAAAGAGTCATCTTTGATTTTTCTTAGTCCGTTTTGAATATAGACATACATTGCTTCGGCAATTTGAGAAAAGTCATCTACGTCCTGTCCAAAAGATCTGGCAGAAGCAACGTTCTTTTTTGTTTTAGGTGTTGTTACAATAGGATTACAATAATGTCCAAGAAGTTCATATTTGGTACGAAGACCAAGAATTGACATGTTTTTTCTAATCCACCCATCAGTTGAGTTGACAAACTGACCAACGCTATCCACACCAATAGAATTTAATTTCTTTTTCCATTTTCTACCAATACCCCAAACTTCACCAACGTCAATACCATAATACATATTTCTTACTTCTTCAAGATCCCAAAAAGAACACACTCCTTTATAATTTGAGTTTTGTTTTGCAATATGTGAGGTGAGTTTTGCAAGAGTTTTGTTTGGACCAACCCCAATCGAAACAGGGATACCAATTCTTTTTTTAACATCTTCTCTGATGATGTGGAGAAAGTCCATCATATCCTTTTCTTCAACATGAGAAACATCAATAAAAGATTCATCAATTGAATATATTTCAAGAGAAGATACGTGTTCTCTAATCACACTCATAACACGATCGGACATGTCACCATAAAGATTATAGTTGGAGGAATAAACACAAAATCTATGTTCGTCCATAAATTCTTTTTTTTGAAAGAAAGGTTCTCCCATTTTTATTCCTAAATCTTTTGCTTCTTGAGATCTAGCAATTACACAACCATCGTTATTTGATAATACAACTGTAGGACGACCAGTTGAAACAGGATTGAATACTCTCTCACAACTAACATAAAAATTATTACAATCTACAATACCAATTTTTTTGGATATCATGACATAAACTCTTTGTCAAAGATGATAATTACCTTTCCCGAATTATGCACGGTGGCGTAATATTCAAATTTGTGGTGATTTAAAATTTCACAAACTCTATTTTTCATAAATTCAGACTTGCCCGTTATAACACAAAGGTAACTCTTTTTAATTTAATAACACAAAATTTTTAACCCTATCTTGAATATTTTGACGATAATAATGTAATTTTATAGCTTCTTTCCATTCAATTGTTATTGATACTAGAATTTAAGATATAATTTCATCAATCATAAATTATTTTAACAATCTACCTGAACCTATAAATTCTTCTTTGTAGATTGGTTCATCTATTGAATTAATCCTTACTCCATCATTTCGTTTTGATGCATGTATAAAAAAAGAATTGCCAATATAGACCCCTGTATGCCAACTTGATTGAGAAAGTTTATTTCTGAAAAACACTAAGTCCCCACAACTCAAGAAATCTTTCGAAATTCTTAGGGTTTGTTCCCATTGTTTTTGCGCAGTATTTTCTAAATCTAAATTGTAAACATCTTTGTATAAACGTATGTTAAATTGTGTACAATCAACTCCTCTTCTATTTGTACCCCCCAATCTATAAGGTGTACCAATCCAATTTTCCATAAACCTATAAAGATTTGGATAAGCTTGTAAACTATAAAGGTCTACATCGTCAAACGTAGTGTAACTTTTATTGGTGTATTCGTTATTTTCAAATTTTGTAGGAAACTTATTTTTAATTTGTTTTTCAGTTTGAGAAAAAGTTGAAAATTGTACTGAGAGTATAAATCCGATAAATAAAAAAAACTTTTTCACATGAGGAAGAGTCATACAAATAAATATGAAATTATTTTTAATAGATGGGGGAAATATTCTCTTTATTCAATTGATTGTTAATTGACTTTATTTATTTTGAATTCTTTGAAAAATTCAGGATAACTTTTTTTGTAACCACTCATTGTTTCCTTCTGAAAATTTATATCCTCTGCCATCCAATACCAATAAAGACTTTTATCTGCTTTGAAACCATAATATTTGTGAACCTCATATTGAAGCTCACAAATTTTATCGGCACCTTCATGTTGTCCAACAATTATCATACCTGAGGTGATATCTTTTATGATGTTAGATTCCCCCAAAGGGATGTATCGATTATTAATCCAATTCAGTCTCTCTATTAGTTTTTGGTAAAACATGTTTGTTTGACCCCATCTCACAGAACAAAAAAAGATAACACAATCAGATTCAAACAACTCCTTGGAGATTTTCCACAACTCATCATCAGGATTATTCAACGAAGCCCAACATCTGTGATAACCTGATGGATTTTTTTCTTTGTTTTTGAGAAGAGCCTCTTTGAGACCACACCTGTTCCCTTCCTCTAAAGACACATTACCTTCACATGGGTAGATATTGAGGTCGGGTACATTTATTATTGTTACATTGTTGGAGTTTTCAGCAATTACCTCCGCCAATATGGTTGATTTTGGTGTTTGTTTTTTTTCGATTTCTTTCGCTCTATTTGAACAAGTCAGAAATAATATTTTTTCGAATTTTTCAAGTTTTTCTATAGTTGCGTCAATCTGTCTGTAGTTCGCGTCCTTCATATAATTAAATATCACTTGATAACCACTCCTCACCCTCCCAATATTCGGAGCCTAACAACTGAAGTTTGTGTGGAAACAAATCTTTGTATCCCTCAAATATGTATAAATATTTTTTACCGAGTTCCTTTCCGTAGTTTGATAGAAGATAAATTGAGTTAAACCCTAAAGAGTATTTTGGTAATCCATTTTTGTATCCACTTTCAAATCCTAAAAGTGATTTATTGAAAACCATAAATCTAGTGTAGGCAACAATTTCTGAATTTAGTTCTACGGACATAATTTTCAGTTTGTAGTTTTCAGAATTGTATTTATAAAATTCATTCATATCGAATTCTTTATCTGCGAAGAAATTTATGAAGAAAGTATCTATTTCTTTTTGGCCACAATAATCAAAGAAATTACATTTTAATTTAGGTAATATTTTAGTTTGTTTTTTTCCAAACACTATTTTTTCTGAATTTATACGAATGCTTTGTGATTGGTACCAAAAACCACGTGTGGTGGGCAACCAACCATTTTCTAAAAGAGTATCTTCACTTTCTCCTTCAGGTAAAGCCCATACTTCACAAAAAACTTTGTCACCAACTACATGACCGTGAGTATTATCGAATATTATTTTCATGGTTTTCGGAGTCCATTTTATCGTAATATTCTGACCGCTCTTTGTTGGATTCTCCTTTTAATAAATCGGTGTGGTCATAATTCATTATATCGGTATCAGGTGTAACCCAACGTGAATTTCTTTCTGCAGTCCAAAGGGTTGTATTATATTTTCTATTGATTACAGTTTCTTGTTTTACTGTAAATGATGGGTCATGCATTTTGAGTCGATTATTAGGTTGAATCGCAAAGTTTCCGTTATCCATTGCGATAAAATGACCACATTTATGTTGTGAAGGAAACTCACTAAGCCCAAAATCAGTATCACTCATATCGTTTGAACTTCCCCAATCAAGAGTAAAAAGATATCTTCCAGAATATTCTACCCTTCGTCTCGAAACAAACTTACAAGTTTTATTTTTTAGAATAGGAAAACAAGTAACTCCAACATGGTAAGTATAGGAATCCCATAATACAAGTTCATCTAATTCTTGTTGTTCAGATTCTTCTTTCCAACAAAAAGCATGTATTGGCATTCTCCACCATAGACCCCCGTCTTCCATTATAAAATGAAACAACGGTGCTTGTGCTGGTATTGAAGACATACCGAAAATGTAGCAAGGAAACTTTTTATCAAAAGAGTCCTCTTGATTACGTAAAAAATTACCACGTATAAAAGCTTCTACTACAGGTGTTGGAGTATTGAGATATGACATATTTTTTCTCTGATTTTAAAAATTTTTTAGTTAATTATTTTTTTAATTTGATAAAGGTACTTTACTTATTTTTTGTTTGATATCGCAATAACAATAAAAATAATAAAAATTAAAAAAACAAAAATAATATTATTGTTTGACTCCGTTCCTTCTGAATATTTGTTTATGTAAACAGAATAAACTTTATTTGAAGAAAATGTTGGTTTAAAAGTTTCTCCAGGTTTTGGATATTGATTTGATGTTGCAGCTGTTGATAAAATTCCTCCGTAAATATATCCTATCAATAAAGAATCTGAATCTTTGTTCATAACTGGTATTTTATCAAAATCTATGATACTGTAATTGTTTTTGTATTTAGATAAATTATTCGATAACGCAAACACAGATTCTGAACCCATAAACGTTTCAAGCTCTGTTTTATTATAAAATGATTTTACACTATCTAATTCATAATTCTTTTCTAATGTTAAAATCTTTTTTGTAAAACTTGCATAAGATGTATCTGAAAAACCATCTACTATTCCGCCCACAATGGTTGTAAACATTTTGTTGCTTTCTTTTGAATACATTTCAATGTGTGCTGCTGAATAGTGATTTGAAGGTTGTTCAAATGGAGAAACTTTATATGATTTTTCTGATAAATAAATTGGATGCAAATAAGGTGTTCCATTTTTTTTAGTGAAAACTCCTCCGTAAATACTGATACCAACAGATTTTTTATCTCCCAATATTTCTGGAGCAACAACTAAATCTCGTCTACGAAATTGAGTAGTGCTGTCTGGAAGACCATCTGTTATTATTTTTATGGTAGATGGATTTATAGAAATAGAATTTGATTTTTCTATTAAATCAAAAACCGTAACATTGTTTCTATATTTTTGTATTGGAGCCGGCAAAGTATCTACATATTCTCCATAATATCTATGTCCAACACAAAGATAGAAACTACCATTTTCAAGTCTTATTAATTCCCCGCCAGTAGCACAAACATGAAGGTTCGGATTTGAATCAAAAGCGAATATTGTTTCAAGCATTATATTTTTTCGTTTAAGAGAAACTCTTTCTATTAACGCAGGTAAATTTATTCTCGAGATAGTACTATCTGTTATGAATTTTGATGAAGAAGATGAACCAGCTTTACCATATCCACCACACAAATAAAGAAAATCTCTATATTGGGTTTGTTGCATATTTGTGGTTGCATACTGATTTTGAATTGTTTGTGGCAATTCATAAACACTCATACTATCAAGAATATGTGTTTTTGTATCATAGACATATATGTACTTATTAGCTTTTGAATAAGGAAAAGCGGGAGTTGGTTGATTTGGAAAACCGTGAAATCCATTTGTTCTTCCTCCTAAAATAATCCAATAATCTTTATGCGTGGCAAATGCAAAAGATTGTAATGCAGGAAGATTTTTAAAATCTTTATTTTCTACAATAGAAAAATTAAATTTAGTTTCTCCTAAATTTCTATTTGAACACATGTAGAAAAATAGGCAAAAAGTGATTGCTAATAAGGTCAGTGTTATAACTGTTTTTTTCATATTTTTTAATTTGACAATGGTGCTTTAATTGTTAGGTGTGATTTGTAGTTTTTTAGAGTAAAGTCATCGATTTTATAGGATGGTAAACAATTATATTCTGTCCATACTACTTCATCTTCTATCTTGATTGTAGGTAACTCAAATGGTGTTCTAACAATTTGTTCCTTTGCTTGTTCGATATGATTCGAATATAAATGGGTATCACCGAGGTTTCCAATCAATTCTTCAGGTATCATGTTCACTTCCTTAGCAATTATTTCAAGTAGTAATCCATAGGAAGCAATGTTAAATGGTAATCCTAAAAATGTATCTACTGAACGTTGATTCCACATTAAAGAGATTGTTCGTTTTGGTATATTGTATAATTGCAATTCTTCACTCAACCCACCACCGAATGGTATTAGATCATCGACTGTAGATTTGAATTTTTCTGTACCCATTTTTTGTTCCAATAGTTTCCATCTCTCCTCGCCACTCAATTCTCTTGTATAAACTTGAAATCCATAATGACAAGGTGGAAGAACCATTTGGTCTAATTCACCTACATTCCAAGCTGATACCATTAATCGTCTTGAGTCTGGATTTGTTTTAAGATTATAGATTAGATTAAAAATTTGGTCTGTACCTTCTAAGTAATCTTTATGTTTTTCAATACCCTCAATTACTTTTAATATGTCATGTTGTCCTTCATGAAATCCTTTCCAACTCCTCCATTGCTTACCGTAGATTGGTCCCAATTCACCCCATTTCTTAGCAAACTCATCATCGGTTTTAATTTTGTTGATGAATTCTTCTTGTGTCAAACAATATGGGTCAGGTTCTGAATTTTTTAATACCCAGTTTTTATAAGCGTCTCCATCCCAAATATGGCAATTATTATCAACTAAGTATTTAATGTTTGTATCACCTCTTAAAAACCATAGGAGTTCTGTTACAATCGATTTCCAATGCATCTTTTTTGTTGTGAGTAATGGAAACCCTTCACTCATCTTGTGACGAATTTGTCTACCAAAAACTGATATGGTACCAGTTCCAGTCCTATCTTTTTTTTCCACACCTGTACTGAGAATATCTTTCAATAAGGCTTGATAACTTGAATCTAAATTATTCATAACTTGATTTTATGTGTTCCATTGCTAATTCGAGTGATTCTAACATCGTCATTTTATTATTTTTTTCTCTCAAAAGTCTTGAAAGATCTAATACCTGATCACGAATTTTCAACTCATAAGCTTGGTGCAACAACTCATCTATAATTTCTTCGTTTGTCATGACAAATGTTTATTGTTCCATTCTTCGATAATGTACCCTATGTTGTTGCAAAGATAATCCATTTTAGATAACCAACCCAACACATCGTTAACACCTAAATTATAAGATTCCTCAACACATTTTTCAACCGATTGTCTGTCTAAAAGTATGTGATGAACAATATTATTTTCAATTATTTTTTCAAGCTCTATTTTCATGATTTTCGTTTTTTACATAATGTTTTAAAAATACCGAGTTACATTAACACATAACATGTATTATGATACTGATACTATTTTTTAATAATCATATTGGTGGATTGAATACCTAATCTCAATACAGGTAGTTGTTTTTCGAATTGATCTCTTTGCATAACTTCATAATAACCATCAAGAATTTTCACTGTTGGTGTATTTTCTAATTCTAATAGTATAGTCCCACTCGCAGATGGTCCATCATAGAGTTTAACTGATTTTGTTGTTGTGTTGAAAAGTAGTGTTTGCATTTTTTGTATTTTAAAGTTTAATTTGAAATCTGTTTTTGGTCAGGTCTATCTTTTCCTCAGATGTACCATGAACATTTTGTTCTACATTAGGACTTTCTACGATTATCGTGTGTATTTTGTATCCATATTTTTTTGCCACTATTCGATAAAATCTCATTTCAGAGTCTTGTATAAAAGTATTTGACACGATAATATTACGAAAAAAAATCCATCCAAAAATACTCGGATGCATCCAATGTGCAATTTTTCTTTTACACAAATTGTGAGCCTCCTGTAATTTTGTAGGATCTAAATTATGGGTTTTGTCTTTAATAAAAAATTGGTCTACTTCAAAAATTTGCCATGGTTTACCTAAAGATCTGGCAACGGTAGATTTATCAGGGCCTGGTAAACCCCTTACTAAGTAAAGATTTTTCATTGGTCTATTTTTAGAAGTTGTTCAATGTGATGATCTTTTTGCATCTCAGATAGTTTTTCTCTATGCCGTAACATAGGTATCACTTCAGTTTTTAAATTATAGGGCCTAAATTCAGGATGACCATCCATACCAACATCCATTCTTTGTCCCATACCAAAACGAAATTGTGTTTTAAGGTGACAGTGACCGTGTAAGTGCATTACACCCTTTGCTAAACCATCCCAAGATGATATTGGGTAGTGCATCAAGCGTAATTTAAATTGTCCGTACTCGAGTGTATTATAGTTACTAGTGCTCATGAATAATCCCTGACATCCCTCGCGGTTTTTTTCGATGTGATTGTCGTGGTTTCCGAGGATCAAGTGAATATTTTTACAAACTAATCTACCCGAGAACTCAAGTATTTTTTCAAATCCACCAAATGACCAATCACCTAAATGTATTAGAATATCATCTTGACCAACAACTTTGTTCAGGTTATTGACAATTGTTGCATCCATTCTGTCAAGGTCAGGGAAATCGCGGGTTTGGTTGACAGGAATTTTACCTTCAATCGTTCTCCAGTTCGTTACACCACGACATATGTTTTTGTGATGGTAATGCGTGTCGGAGGTGACCCATACGTTTGTATCGTAGTCTATTTTTATCATCACAACAAAGGTAATAAAAAAAATTTATTTAGGAGACAGAACCCATGTAATTTTTCCAAAGACGTTTGATTGTCCTGAAAACTTCCTAACCTTGAAATGGTTGGATTCTGTTAAAACACAAAGATCCCCCACTTCAGGATCATCGGCTTTAGAAACTACCAAGATACTATCAGTCGTAATACCGAGAGTGGAGGGACCTTTATATTTTAGGTAGAAGGTTGAGTAAACGTCCTCTACTATTAATTCGTTGAGATCTAATCTTTTTGATACATAAGTTTCAGCAGGAGAAGCAAAACCAGTGGTTCTTGTTTTTACATCTAATGATGATTGTAACATGTTACAAATTTAATCTACTTCATTCGTAAGGTCAAAAGAATTTCAAATTATTTTTACCAGCTTGAGATACTTGATACCGAAATTCATCTAGTAAATCAAGAATGTGGGTGGAAAAAAATTATTTATTTTTCAAATACAAACTATTTATAAAAAAAATAATATATGCCAGCATATTTTTTCAATGTTACAGACTCCGAAAGACAGAACATTTTGGATCAACATAAAAAACCGTATGACGGACTTAGAACTATGGGTTGGGAATCTAAGAATCCTCAAACATTATACGTTCAAGATTTTGCAAATGATAAAATGGGTGTTACTATCAATAGCAAGGGTGAGGTTAAAGAATACACTAACACCAAAATACACGAACAAATTGAAGAACAAGAAAAGTGTGAACAATGTGGAAATGAAATGGAGAATTTGGAAGAACTAACATCACAAGAAGAGGATTTGGATGATGTTGAGGATTTAAATCCCTCCGCTGAATTTGATTATGTTGGAGGTGCGGACAATGAAACCGACACTTACGAGGGTATGGATGAAGAAATTTCTGAATCACTAGAGTTAGAAAGGACGACAATTATGGAAATGTTCCAAAGAATGAAAGTTATTTAATAAAAGGTCTATAACCTTCTTTATCATAAATTAATTTATGACCATGGATATCTAAATTCATGGTCATTTTATTTTCCACATCCTCTCTTACCATATCTCTGAGTTCTTGATGAGCAAAGGAACTCAACTTATTCATTACAACATCGATACCCCCGAACCAAGAGCAATGCCATCCGCATAAATTATCACTGTGAAATTTATCTAAAGAATATCGATTTTTTCTTATTTCTTGTGGAGTTGTTTTTAACAACGTCTTCCATCTAACGGCTGCGGTACCTGGCCAATAACCATTATGATATCTATCAAAATCCCAAATACACCATTTTTGTAATTGAAACCCATAATCATCCTGAGGTATTGAATTTAGGAACATATCAAGTTTTTGTGGATCAGGAATCTCGTCCAAGTCTGAAATCAGAATCATATCATCAGGATTCAAATTAAATCTATGGAGAGACCTCAAGATTTCATTTCTCTGAAAATTCTCTCTAAACCAATGTATGTGAAGATCTTCGGGAACATCTATTTCACTTGGTTGATAAAGAATCTTCTCGGGGAATTTTTCAATAACAATGTGGGATATTTTATCTGAATATTTTTCATATAAATGTTTGTTGAGGTCGAAAAATGCTGGCTTGAATTTCCCTGAGTGAGTTTGTTTCGATTCTACAATTATAAACTTATCTACTTTGTCATTAAGAAGTTCTAATCTCAAATCTAAAATATTAAATTCATCGTTGAACACAAAACAATCATAAACTTTTGGTTCTATAAATTTTACATTTGTTTTTTCTCTTACGGTTTCAGTAAGAGATATATTGATAGAATTAATTTTTTTTGATTCAGAGATTACCCACTCCAAGAGGTTTTTTTTACTGAGGAAATGTGAAAATGTAAAAACGTATCCAACACATTCAAAGTAACCATGATCATTAGACACTAACAAACACGGGTTTGAAAGAAGATCAACATACCAATTTTCCATTTTCATTCTAAAGGGCTCGGTATGTTTGGAAACAATAAAAATATCCGTAGGAGTCAAATTATATTTTTTATCGAAATAAAAAATTGATTCGTTTATTTTATTCGTAAAATTTTCTTGATCAGTTATAAAAAGTGTTTCGATTGACTCATTGAATTTTCTCAACGGGTTTTTTTCAAAATTTGACAATAAATCTATTTCGAATATCCTTTTTTTCATAGTGAGATATTTCTTATTGAAAATAATAATATTATATTTTCGATATTAAACATTAATATTATGCATGAATCAACCCCATTCATCTCAAGACATAGAAACTCCAATATAAATTACAGTAACTACTATTATTTTACAAACGTTTTTACCCCCGTAGAACTTTTGGACCTAAATTTACTTGGCGAAAAAACTAAAAAAGAAAAGGGGGGTGTTACAGAAGAAGGTAAGATTTCAGATACTAGAATAAGTGAGATTGGTTGGATTATGCCCGATTCAGAATCGATGTGGCTTTTTAATAAATTGACCACTTTGGTTTTTGAGGGAAATGATGCGATGTGGAATTTTGATCTATTAGGATACAATGATAGTTTACAATACACCACATATTATGGGGGAGGTGGTCACTATGATTGGCACACCGACGTAGGGCCTGGTATGGCAAACAGAAAGATTTCAGTTGTAGTTCAATTGTCTGATCCATCAGAATATACAGGAGGAGTACTCAATCTCAACGGAGGTAACGGAATGATAGAATGCCCTAAAGAAAAAAACACTGTAATAATTTTTCCATCGTTTGTACTACATAGAGTCACACCTGTTTTGACAGGAATTAGAAAATCTTTAGTAACATGGATAGCGGGACCTCCACTAAGATAAGACAAGTTATTTCATCCAAAGACTTTAAGAAAATTATTCGTGAAAATGAAACTTTTCTTTTACACCTGATTGACGACATACAAAATTTACAGACAACATTTATTTCAATAAACTCAATTGAAAAAAGAAAGGAATCTACTGGAATCGATGCGGATCCTTTCGAGATATGGTTGAAATTTGTTAATTTAAACTATTATGAAATAGAAATGAAAGATGCTGTGGATATTATGTTGGATTTTGGGTACGACAATAGAAACATTTTCAGAACAGATTTTGTCAAGGGCATACCGCGAATTTCTTTCCTTCCTACAATGATGATAATACATCAAGGAAAAGTCTTCCACAATACACAAAATAATTGTTATTGTTTTGAGTCAATTATTGAGGGTTTGTTAAGACTGAACCCTGACTTAGTATTAGTCCCTGATTAATATTCCGTATTGAAAAAGAAAACTTGAAACAATCTTCCATCATAAATGTTTTTCCCAAAATAGTCTAAAGAGACGTGGAAGTTATCTGCTCTGTATAGGATTAGTCGGTTAAATATATTTCCAACACGATCTACCATTTCCCATTTTGTCATGTCTTGACACTCATCCCAAGCTTCTTGTGCTTCCTCAGGTTTTTCAGTTTTGTAATCATATGATCTTCTACCAGTTTCTTTGTGTCTAAATAATCCTGTTCCTGAAGACAGAGGGGCATCTGGTGTTAAATAACAAACACCTGCCCAATCGGTCGTAGAATCTGCATGAATCCAAGATCGGTCGGTTGCAATCGTGTATTGATAAGATCCTGTATATTGATCTTCACCCCAAAAGGTTACTTTTCCAGCGTGAGGTCCAACAATCGACTGTATTGTATTTCTAAGGCTATCATTCATGAAAGAAATTGTCCTCTGTCCTGGATAGTTTCCTCTAACAGCAAATTCTTGTTTGAGGGCAAAGTCCCTTACTTGCCAAGGATTTGTGTAGAAGTCATCTACTGTAATCGAATTGATCTTCATACTTTTTTTTTAAAATATAATAGTAAAAATTTTTTTTTGAAATACACTTTTACATTATATTGTAATATTTCTTATAAAAAGTTTATGGAAATAAAGGAGATTGTATCTTATTCGGTATTGCCTTCAGCGAACATTTTGGAGGTTGCATTTAGGACAATAGATGATACTGACGAGCATATTAGGAATGTAGTGATAGAGTATAGTGAGGTCGCCGACTATGGTTTTGAGTTAGAAACTGAGTCAATAGATTTCTTTTTTGATGAGGAAGAAGATTTAGGAAACGATGTATCGGATTACGTGGAATTGGAAGAGGAGGAGCTTGTGAGTTTCTTGAATGAGTATTTTTTAGTAAATCCCAACAGACTACCTGAAGCGATAATTTTTTAAGGACCAACTCTTGTTAGATTGATAATCATTATTTTTTTCTCACCAAATTTATATGATGGCCAAATTCCACTACTTGTGAGTTCCAAACTTTCCAATTTGTCCTCTGTTATTTGAAAAGTGAGGGTGTGTCTAGCATTTGTTTTTAAAACATCGGTGTAAGAGAATTGTAAATAACCTGATTGCCATTGATTGTTACCCCAAATCCAATAAGATGTTTGATATCTAAAATCCCACAGGTCTGAACCTGTTTGACTCACACCCAAATATCTTAAATTTATGAGATCATACCCGAAGTGTAAAAATGTATACCCAACTCGGATTCGATCGAAAGGCACCGGAGCATTCCTACTCGTATCGATATAAACATCACCAATTCTGTAGGTTGAATCAGTGGTGGTGTTTTGATCAACAGATTTCATTGTTATCCTGTTGATCATATATTTTCCACTCAGGGTTACAGTTGTTCCCGCAACATATTTCTCACAACTGACGAAAAATAATGATACGAGGGCTAGTAAAAACAATATCTTAATTTTCATAATTCGAAGATATGAAACATTTTCCATAACAACAAATATTTATTTACATGGTTTTGGATATTGATATCATAATTAACTTTCTGAACAAATTTTCAATGAATCAAAACGATGAGTTGATAGAGCAAGATGCTAAAACAGGAGGGTCGGATCAAGGTGGATCAACTTCATCAGCATCTCCAATGAAAAAATGGGAATCAGGTAGAAAATTCGGCAAAAGTTATATGAACGATCCTAAATATAAATGGAGTAGTGATCGAAATTTTGGAAAAACATATATGAACGATCCAAAATATAAATGGGACTCAGGAGCAAGTAGAGGACATGCAAATCCAGTTCCTTGAGATATTTATAATAAAAATTTTACGATGTATCATAAAAAACTTACACCCGAAGAATCTTTGAAATTGATCAAACTCAGAATGAATTATGATTCGAAGAAAACCCTTAATGAGAATATTAAAATTGTTGAGCAAATTGATATAAGTGGCCACATCAGAGACATTAACGATGAGGTCAAAAAATTTAACTCGAATGAAACAAATGTTATTAAAATCTTACAAAACTATAAAACAAAAGCCAACTTTGATAAATTAGCAAAGGCATATAAAGAAAAATATAATGTAGGGATTGGTCAAGCTCTTTATGATATGATCAATGCGAATGATCCAAAAGAGTCTCAGGACTTGAAAGACTGGGCCAAAAATCTTGGTATGAATGCCGAGGCCGGCAGTATTCCTGGAACTAACGGCAGATACTGGGAGTGGAAATTTTCAAGTGTAGGTTCAGGTGAAAAATCAGGAGAGTCTAAAGGCACACAACCTTCTATACCAACAGAACTCAAAGACATCGAAGGAGTAAAAAAATTCCAAGATTGGGCCGATACAAATAAAGCTGGATGGGCTACAGGATTCAAAGAAGGGAAGTTGAATCGTGGATCAGGATATGGTAAATTCGGTCCAAGAACTTCTAAGGCTTGGAATCAATATAAAAATGAATATTTAGGTGGAAACTCGACAGCAACGGGTGAAGAGGGATTAGAAGGTGGTGGTGGAGGATCAACAGAAGAACAACCGGATTAATTTCTATGAAAAAGAACATATTTGAACAACCTCAACCTAATACAGGTACTGATTTAGATAAATTGAAAAGGGCAATTGATGCTGGATGTATTGCAAAATACAAGTGGTTCGTTCCATTGACAGGTGGAAAGGACCAAAAATACCCATCATTGAGAAAAGAAGCGGCTACAGGTAAAGATGTCGTAGCGGGAAAGGGCACCAAAGATGGAACTGTGTTCCTTTTTTACGCCGATGGAACTCTTAAGAATCTTAAAAGTGGTAAATCACATCCTTGGGTATGTGATGCTATGAATGTTGTACCTGAAACACCATTGGATAGATACCAATTAGACGTATTGAAAATTATTGGTAAGCCTGAAAACGGTGGTTGGTTTACAAAACCTGTACCCTCAGAAGTAGAAATTGAAGACGGAACTTTCACTAGAGAAGATCTAAAGAACCCGACTTCAGGACAAACAAGTTTATTGAAATATAGTAAATGGTTTACTGGGTTTACTGATGATAATTTTTTTGTTTATAGGAAAGGTGGAAACATACCTAAAGTACCAACTTCTCAAGTAACTGCAACCACAACAACAACCACAAAAACAACCAATCAAGCCGATCCAACACCCTCAACTCTAAGTCAAGGATTGAAGGATCAGTTGGAAAGGGCTAAAACTGATTTTAATAAAGTTGCTTGTGAAGGACTGATTAACTCATATTTCGAAATGGCACAATTTGCAAAAACACAAGATCCAAAAGAGTTAGATGAAATTAAAAAAACTATCTACGGATGTTATAGAAAAAACATGAGAAATCTGAGTCCCAACAGTAAAGACCAATTGAGATGGCTTAGCGGAAATGAAGAAAACGCTAAAAACATACTTGGTATGAAAAAGTTCAAGCAGATTGGAAATATAAGACAAGATAATGAAAGGAGAGTTTACAGACTCGATCAATTACCATCATTTTAAGATATGAAAAATTTAAAAAAAGATATTAGAAAGTCTCTTTTAGAGGCAAAAAAACAAAAAGAGAATAGATTAATTGAATCAAAAATTGTTCAATCAAGATTAATAACTCTTTTAGAATCTACACCCGATTTTGGAAACTTTAAAAATTTAACATTCGAAAGACAATGGGAGATAGGTGTTCCATTTATGCAAGAAGTATATTATCTCAAGAAACTTGGAGTAGATGATAACTTGATTAACGAACAAAGTCTTTCAAATCTTTTAGGTAAAATATTCGGAACCACTTTTTCCTCAGGATTTGAGACTATATTCGAAGCGATGATCTCATCTTTCTTGAAGAAAATGGGTGCTTCAGGATTCATAGCTGATGCAATAACATTTTTCTTTGTGAGGAACCCCAAAAAGGTTTTGGAATCGTTCTCAGATTGTAAAGCTCTCGCCGCAAACATGGGACAGGCTGTATTAGAAGCAATCCTTGTAAAATTACAGAGGCAATATGGTGTGACGGGAACAGCAATGGACTTTGTAAGAAATGCCTTGTTTGAGACAATGGAAAATAGTGATTTTGGAAAAAAACTAGGTGACCAATTCTCAGGTTTAATCTGTGGATTTTTCTCGAGCGCAACTTCAAAAGGAACACAAATATTAAATGCAATTAATCAAACACCACCGAAACCAGCAGTAGCCACAAGTTGATATCACAGGTTAACGACCTTTGATTATAAATGGGTGAAAATTAAGGGAGGTATTTTTGATCTTAAGGAGGGTGTTAATCACCCTCTTTTTTTTGTAAAAAAACTATTTCAAAAAATTTTCCTTGTAATCAAATAGTCTCCAATCACCAAGATATCTAATTTTCTATCGAGGAAAGTTTTCAATGCATCGGATGGAGTTTCAATAATTGGTTCATCAGGACCATTAAAACTTGTATTTAAAAGAACGGGTACACCTGTTTTATCAAAGAATTTTTGTAACAATTTATAAAACCTTTGATTAGTTTTGGGTGTAACTGATTGGTGTCTTGACGAGTAATCAATGTGCGTTACCGCAGGTATTTTGTCTCTCCATTCTTCTTTTACAGTGGTCGTTACAAGCATGTATGGTGAGAAGACATCAGATTCAAATATGTCTGACTGATGATCATAAAGAACCGCAGGAGCAAAAGGTCTATACCACTCTCTACCTTTTAGAAAATTGATATTTTTTTCCATCCACGGTTTTTGGGGTGATGCTAAGATGGACCTATTACCCAAAGCTCTTGGACCGATTTCAGAACCCCCTTGCATCCACCCAACAACTTTGTTTTCTGACAGATAATTGGATACGACTTCAGTCAATTTATCAAAATCCTCAAAATATTCATATTTACAATCTTCAAATTTTAATATCTCGGCTATTATTTCTCCCTTAGAGTATGTCTTCCCCAAATATGGACTCAAAAATGTTGTCTTGTCCATTTTTACTAAGCTTTGATAACCATACCAAGCACAACCTAATGGAATACCTGAGTCATCTGCTGGTGGTACAAAATAACAATCCTTATAAAGTTCTGATTTTATAATCAATTCATTGGAGTTGCAATTTAGAAACGATCCTCCAGCTAGACAAATATTATCCGATCCTGTGAGTTTTTTTGCCATTCTTCCGAGAATCAAAGAAGATTGTTCTTGTTCCCTTTGGTACAGACCAGCCACGTTAGCTCTTTGATAAAAATCACTATAATATCTGACCTCTGAATAGAATTCTATTAATTTTATTGAAATATCGTTGTCAAGTTCCTGAACTGAAAGTTGATGCTCATCTACAAATTTTTTATCAGCGTATGATGCTAATCCCATAAGTTTTCCCGCCGACCACCAATTCTTTTCTTTGTCATAAACTAATTGATATGTACCCATTCCATACATTGTGCCAAGTGATCCTTGTCCTTCAGTGTTAAAAGGATGTGGAAATGGTTGCCACTTTTTGAAAACTTCTTTATATCCGTCCATTGTAAAATTATAAATGCTGACAGACTCACCCCATGTATGACCTTCGGGCAAAATTGGCAAGTTTTCATTAGGATACCAGTTTTCTTTTCTTCGACCAAATGAATTAGTTTCCTCAATAGTGTTACCCATTGCATCAGCAACAACTACAGCACTTTTTTTAAAACCTGAAGAATAAAAAGATGAAAAAGCATGAGCTAAATGATGAGGTATAAATTTGAGTTTTTCGATAGATTGACCCAAATGTTGTTCAAATTGATCCTCCATATTAGAAAAAAATTCAGTAGAGGAATAGACGTATAGGTCTACGTCGTTATAATTTAAACCATAGTGGTTGAGACAATACTCAATACACAGTAAGGGCAAACCCTCTCCACCATTTCTAAATTTTCCACCATCATTTTTAATTCTTGATAATCTAGATTGAGTAATACCAATCAAGATTTTTCCATCTTTAATTAATACAGCCCCTCTATCGTGTCCGGCGGACATTCCCATTACAATCATAGGTGAAATATAATAAAATAGTGTTACAAAATAAATGTACTTAACGATCAGACATGACTTCGAGGAAACTCAGTACCTTGGGCGGGGGTCGAACCCGCACGGACTTTTTCGGTCCACAAGATTTTAAGTCTTGCGCGTATACCTATTTCGCCACCAAGGTATTAAGTCATTCTGTTTCTTCAGATATAATGGTCCCGTATTGAGACGCGGCTTTAGGATTCCTTTTCATGAAAATTTCATACGCCACCTGATATCTTCCAAGTTCGATTTGACAAGGGAAACAATCTGCGTGTAAGGAGTCGATTAGCTTTTGTAGTGAATCAATTGTATTTGCTTTAGTAATATCTCCGCCACCCAAAACTTCAATACGAGTGTTTTCGTTTAAATCCTTTTCACGTTTTAGGTCAACGTAAGCCCACAAAAATAATAAGGTCAATATTGTAAAACCAATTGTTATTTTAGTGTTGCTGGTCATTTTCATAATTATAATTTTATTTGTTAATAAATGAATGATTTTTGGAAGTCATCCCAAACCTTGTTTACAATCACGTTTTCACCAAGCAAAGTTGGGGCGAATGGTTTGTGTCTCATAGACATTTTTGCTTCTTCAGGAGTCATATCAGCTTTTTTGAGGTTACATTTGAAACAAGAGGTAACAAGGTTTTGCCAATCATTTTTTCCACCTCGTGATTTGGGAATTACGTGATCCAAGGTTAGATGTTTACTTGAACCACAATAAACACATTGATGGTTATCCCTCTTATAAATTCTATTTCTGTTGGGGCGAAGGTTTTTCCTGAAATGTTTAATATATTTTAGTAATCTAATAATCAAAGGACGAACATATGTTTTAAAACCTGTAACAATTGGGGATTTGTCAGACTTGACAATCTCTGCTTTCCCTTTATCTACCAAAACAAATCCTCGTCGAATGGTTGTTACATTCAACGGGGTGTAGTCAAAATTCAACACTAATACTCCGTTCATTCCAAATTTTTACAATATTATATTATTTATTTTTGAAAAACAAAAAAGGGTCAATTTTATTCGACCCTTTTGGTATATCACAATTTAGAAATAGTTTATGGTTCGAGATTTTCCACGTCTCATTGCAACCAAATTCTCATATAAACATGTTGTCTCCAAAAGACACAATATATCTTGTCTTATACTCATAGTCATAAATATTATTACTAATTGTATTTTTGTAAAAGTATTTCCTATATTTGTCAAGCGTGCGTAGCTCAATTGGTAGAGTACTGGCTTCCAAACCCAGGAGTTGTGGGTTCAAATCCTACCGTACGTGCAGATAGGTTGATTGGGGAATGGTGATTCTGATGACAAGAGATTGTATATCAGTCAGTATCATCTGAGTTGGGGTAAATACCTCTGAGTAATGCCAATCGTAAAAGGAGATGTCCACGCAACCATCTTCTCCTTTCCTAAACGGACCATTAGCTCAGAAGGTTAGAGCAGCACACTCATAATGTGAAGGTCGATGGTTCGAATCCATCTTGGTCCACCATTAATTTATTTTTGATATATTTATATTAATATTAAGCTATGAAACACATCTGTAATCTAATCAACAAACTTACTTTTGGAAAAGTATGTTTTGGTTGGTGTAAAAAATAAATTGTGACTAAATCTAAAAGCATTACACTCGTCCGTAAAACTCCCAAATTAGATTTACAAAAAATTCAAATTGGGAATTATGCATCTCGGATACTATCATCGCCAATTTTTATAAACCAATTTTGGGATTCGGTTGAGATGGTAAATCGTAATTACATTACAAGTAATCGTAAATGTATTGAACGAGAATTAAATCACTACCCACTTCGTTCTTTCAGATTCATAATAAATAAAAATTAATGATAAAAAAAATAAAACAGTGAAAAAATTTATAACCGCAGTAATTTTTTTATTTTTTTTACTACCATTTATTACTTTTGGACAAGATAAAATTAAATTCACTACAGGTGGAGTTACTTGTTCAATGTGTTCGAGAGCAATTCACGAATCACTTTCTAATGATAAATTCATTCAAAAAATAAAACCGAATCTTAAGACACAAGAATGGGATTTGGAATACAAAAAGGACGAATTTCAATTTAAAAACCTAAAAAAAAGAGTTGACGATGCTGGTTTCAGTATTATTACCTTATATTTTAACGGAAAATTGATTTTTGGAAACGACAGAAACAAAAAAAATTAAAATCAAAACTATGAAAAAACTATTATTATTATTAGGTTTTACTCTAATACTTTTTTCTTGTAAAAAAGAAAACACAAACATAGTTGAACAAAAAGAGATTGAACTGTCTCAAGTTGCTTCTGAGGGTGATGCCTTTTCAGAGCAATCTTTCAGTCATGTCTTTGATGATGTGATGGGGATGAGTGATGAGGTAGGAGTTATGGGTTCAGGCATTTTTGGAAGAGAATATGGTCTAGACACAGCACAGAGATGTTTTACAGTTAGAATAGAACGCCCATTGGCACCTCAAGCATTTCCAATGATTGTAACAATTACATTCCCACAATCAGGTTGTATGGGTCCTGACGGAAGGGTGAGAAGGGGACAAATAAAAACTGTTTACGGATGTAGATTGATGATTCCTGGTGCAGAATCAGTCACAAATTTCCTTAATTATAGTGTTGATTCCGTCACAGTTGGAGGAACGTACAAAATTAAAAATATAGTTGATCCGGTACAAATTATGATATTCCCTCCACAATACAATCATAAATGGTTGGTAACAGTTGTTGGTGGAAGATTAGGTTATCCTAATGGTGATGTGGTAGAATGGAACTCAACAAAAACAATTGAACAAATTGAAGGTTCTCATACACCTATACTTCGTGATGATATATTTAAGAAAACTGGTAATTCAAGTGGTCAATCTGTAAGAGGACTTAGAGCGACAAGTTGGTCTTCAGAAATAATCGAACCACTCATAAAAAAGAACACATGTAGATGGATAGTAAAAGGGCAAATTAAAACTGTAAGAAGAAATCTTTCTAACCCTAGTCCTTGGATTGGTATTCTTAATTTCGGAGATGGCAGATGCGATAATCAAGCATCATTAAACATAAATGGTAATATTAGAACAATAACTTTACCATAAAAAAAAATAAAAATTATGAAAAAAATCACAAAAATTTTAATCGGAATTGGTCTTGTAATAGCAGGAGCAATCGTATGGAAGACTTGTTCAACAACTCATCCTGTTGACCCTACTTTTGGAAACACAGGATTTGAAGTTGTAAATTCAACTGAAGACAGCGTTCAAATGTTTCTGACAATAAACTCACCAGCAGATTCCACTTGGGTTCAATCTGTTGACGGCATTTTTGGTA